GGTCTCTACCTAGGTATGTTTAATAAGTGGTGCATTTCCCAACAATTTACTAACGCATCCAATATATCACATGTACGAATGGACGGTGGTGTCCTCTCGGTACCATTTGATAGATTGAATGAGTTTCATGAAAAGTATGTGGAGGCGGTGAGTTCGGGTGAGAAGTTGTTTCTCGTTGAGCAAAAGAGCCCAACCTATAACTTCTTCGTCGACATAGACTACAAGGATGTCGAATCCTTGACGATGGAAGAAATCAAGGATATCTGTAAGGTCATTTGTGACAAGGTCAAGAGACATGGTGGTAAGAACTGTCTCATTTCGGTTTCACCTCCCAAACAATGTGGTTCCCTCGTGAAGACCGGGGTCCATCTAAATTGGCCAGGTTTCGTGGTAGACCAGGCGTCCGCAATAGCTCTCAGAGATCATATTTTGGTTGCACTCTCTATAGCTAAGGGTTCCCTAGATTGGAATGAAATCATAGATGCAGCTGTCTATGGTAATGTCCAGAGGGGGACAAAGGGGAGTGGTTTTCGTATGATTTGGTCCCACAAGATGGCCAAGGGGGTGGAACAACTCGCATATCTCCCAGTATTTGTATACACCCACGGACCACTCAGTACCATCCTAAAGATTGATCGGAAACCGGACCTAGAAATTCTAAAGATGTCAGTGGTTCGAACGGACGCTCCCCAGACACATGTGATTGAACCACCATCTGCTACCATTGGGGAGGGAAAATTTACTCGTGAGCAAACGAAGGACGAGGTCCACAATGAGGAATTGAGATACATGATTGAGAAATTTGTAAAAAAGAATTTGGAGGGACAGGGTGGTGCCACGATTACAAAAATATTCAAACACAATCTTTTATATTTAGTTTCAACAAATTCAAAATACTGTGAAAATCTCAAAAGAGATCATGGGTCGAATCATGTATGGTTTATAATCAGTGGACGATGTATTCTCCAAAAATGTTTTTGTAGGTGTGAAACTATTTTGGGGAGGAGGGATGGTTTCTGTAAAGACTTTTGTGGTCGGCGTCATGAACTTCCACCTAACATAGTCTCCCATCTGTACCCAGATATTTCGGAAGTTAAAAAGTGTAAGGATATCAAGAAGTTTGTCGAACCCCCTAAAATTGAATCTGGGGGTTTGAACACTTCAATAGAGAAATTTATACAGGTCAATAAGGAGGGTCAAAGTAATACAAAAGTTTTGAGAATAACTTCGAGTACCTCTGGTTTCAATGTTCTCACCAACTCAGGATACTGTGAAACAATCAAGGGTGTCCACGATGATTCTACAACTATGGTCTACCAAATCAAAAAGAGGAAGGTGATCACCCAGTACTGCCCAAAGTGTAAAGAAACGAAGCGTGTCAGAAAACATGAGCTACATTCCAGTATAGCATCTAAGCTGTCTTCTAAAGGTACTTAAACAGATGTAGCCTAAATACATTAAATGCCCGCCGCTGTCACGACACGCTCAGGAAGAAAGATTAAAAAGCCGGAAAACTTCGTACCCACCGAACACAACGTTGAAGATGATTTCGGTGACGATGAACATGATTCTGATTTCAATTCTGACATCGATACCTCAGATGAAGAAGACTTTAGTTCGGAAGATGATGAGAGTGACATGGACGAAAATGGAAATCTAAAGGATTTTGTGGTAGATAGTGAAAGTGAGAGTGAGGAAGAATAAGCTTAAAAAAATAGAGTACAGTATTAGAAATGGAAACTGATATAGGAAATCCAATTGATTACAATCCTAACATCGATCCCCTTATACAGGAAAAAGTTGATGAACCCCAACCCCAAGAGGAACAGCCATACTATTTCCAGCAACCTGAAATGAACTATTCCCCACAACCTGAAAAGACTGATTTTTTTTCATCCGTAGACAAGTCCACTTGGATTGTAGCGTTCGCTGTATTTTTACTTGGTTTCTTCATGGGTAAGACCATGCAACCTGTCATCCTCAGATACAACTAAATCTTACTTCTCAAATCCTTTTCGATTTGAGCAATAAGGTTATTTACCCATTTATTTTTTTATATTTACGCAGAGGGCTCCTCCTCGACTGTGTCGAGGGCCTCTTCAGCCTCTCTCTGTTTACGACGTTCCTCAATCTCAGCGGCGACGATCGCATCGGCTTCCTTGACGAGCTCTTCCATCGGGGCATCGGGCTTTTCCTTCTTGAGCTTCTCTAAAACTTCGGAGGGGTGGCTGATTGGTGCCTCATCTGGTTTGGTGTAGAACTTTGAGTTCTCATCACCCGGGGTGTAACCAGTCTTGGTATCCATCATACCCTGTTTACGCTCTTGGAACATCCTCGCAGCTTGGGATTGGTTCTCCTTGTAGCCAGTCATAATCTCTTCGAGTTTATCGTTCGTGTAGTGTACGTCCTCAATCTTGGAGGAATCTGGTGGAATGAGGAGCCACTTGTACATATCCACAACGTAGATGTCGAAGGTGGCATCCTCCTTCTGTAGACGCTTCGCGTGGTTCGCCGCCTCATCACGGGTCGAGAAGGCACCACGAAGTTTGATACCAAACTTATCAGTCTTTTGGGGACACTCTGGACCAACGATAGAGATGCACGCAAAGACCTGACCGGGGACGGTTGTATAATCCTGTTCGAGAGACATTATATTCTTAAAGTGCACTAAAACTTTAAGCCTACTTAAAAGGTTGTCGATATAGTATACATATGCACCAATTTTGGGATACACAGCCAGTGCCTAGGGAGGGGGTGGCACCTGGTGAAATCGAAGGGGGTAGGGAATGTAAATCTGAACCACCCACACTCCCGGATGGTTTTATGTGGTCACAGAGTACATTGGATGAGGCGCACCTATTTTTATCAAACTACTACGTTTCAAATGATACTTTCAGACTCACCTACACTAGGGATACTTTGAAGTGGGCTATTCAGGATCATGTCGCCATTCGTAAAAGGGATACCAGTGAACTTGTTGGATACATTTCGAGCGCCCCCCTAGATGTGAGGGTTGAGGGCGAGACCAGGAAGATGGTGCAAATAAACTTTCTATGTATCCACCCCTCCCTGAGGTCTATGCGTCTGGCACCCATCCTGATTGGTGAAATTAGGAGACGTGCAAATAGTCTAGGAATTTGGCAGGCCATGTATACCGGGGTTTCTAGGATACCCACACCAATCGCCAAGGCGAACTATTGGCATAGATTTTTGGACGTCAAGAAACTTATAAAGTTGGGGTTCCATGAAACAAATCGTCCTAGGGAAAACTACTACGAAGTTCGGGGTCCATCTAAATATTCATGGAGGAAGATGACCTCTAGGGATGTCCCTAGGGTGACCCACATTCTCAAAGAGTACACCAAGAATTTCAAAATTGCCCCAGTCATAACGAAAGACTATGTCAAACGATGGGTCCTACCAACCCATGCCTATGTGAATGATCAAAGTGACACCTTCATATCCCTCTATAATATTCCCTATGAACGTAATGATGGAGAGGGCGCGGTGAACCAGGCCTACCGGTTCTACCTAGTTGGTGATGTATACAATGACGCCTTCCTCATAGCGAAGAATTTAGGCTACGATGTTCTAAACACACTCAATGTGGGTGTAGGTAGTAAGTACCTAGAGGACCTTAAATTCATGCCCGGTTCGGGTCATGTGTACTACTATTTGTTTAATTGGCACTTAAGTGAATCAATTGAAACAGAAAGTATATCCCTCATTTTACCATAATGAGGACTGGTGGTACAGGTGGTGCGAACACGAACGCAAGTGGAAAACCTTTCGAGGAATGTTTTCGTCCATTGGGGACTCATGTGATTGGGGGCAAAGTCTTTGAGTACATTGACCAAGACAAATTTGTTGAGCACATGAGGGACCTAAAAGATCCACAGTGGACACACAAAAAGAAACCCGACGGTGCACTCATTAGTGAAGACAGAAAAACTGTATTTATCATTGAATGTAAACATCAAATTGTCGCGGGTTCAGTGGATGAAAAGATTCGTTGTGGACCATGCCTTTTGGAAGAGTATAAACATCTTTATCCCACGGTTGATAATATCTATATGATGTTCATCGTAAATGAATGGTGGTTCTCACAAAAAAAATACGAAGTTGCTATTGAATTTAACAAAAAACATGGGATACCAGTATTTTTTGCGAAACAGAAAATTGAGTCTGCGTGGAGAGTGCATGTTCAAAAATCAACAAACAAGTGGACTTTTTATCCAGCCTTTTACGTTGTCGATGAAGAAGAAGTTTTTAATTGGATGACGAGACAAGTACTTCAGTCGTCCTAGATTCTGGGTTCTTACTGTTGATGGCTCTACGTGCTTCCAGTTCCTTAATTTTGTAATCTGAAAATGTGTTCACAACTAAATCAACCTTTGCGTTGCTCATCACAAAGTCTACACCAGATTTCTTGGTGAGTTCGAAAAGTTCCTCGTGATCCTTCAACCCAAACCCATCTTTGGTGTAGCCCACGAAGGATGTTTTCGTCTCAGGTGCGTAAGGTGGATCCAGGTAGGTGAAGTCCCCACGCCCCATATTTTCAAAAGCCTCTCTAAAATCACACTGTCTAAATTCAACATCCTTGATGAGTTCACTCACTTCGGTCAGCTCCTCTAGGGTAATTTGGGCAGGTGTGGTTTTATAATGACCGTAGGGTACGTTGAATCCATTTGGTCCCTCCCTGTACACACCCCTAAAGCACATCTTGTTGAGGAATATAAATATCGCTGAACGTTGGGGTGTCTCCACCTTTTCTGTATTGAATCTCTGTCTCACCCAGTAGTAGTAATTCTCCTTGGATTCTTTGGCTTCCTCCAGGGTTTGGGGTTTCCTATTCACCACCACCCCCGAGCAACTTTCATATTCTTCGTACAACTTCGTGAGGTGGGTGTGGACCTCTGTGGGGGTGGATTGAATATTCTTGTACAGTGCGATAAGTGACCCGTTTAGATCGTATGCAAATACTTTACCGTTGACGAGACCCCTCGAAAGTACAGATAGCAGAACACTCCCACCACCCACAAAGACTTCATGATAGTTTGTAATATTTGAAGGAAATAAACCTAAGACATCCTCGATAATTTGAGTTTTACCACCAACCCATTTAATAAACGGTTTCATATTCTAATTTCAAATTAAAGTTTTAAGCCGTTAATTGAATATGGAAGAGATTCGTCGGAACCACAATGACGCCAAGAGGTCCCTGATACAGTCTGTCGCTCAGAAGGGGCAGTGTATTCTGGACGTGGGGTGTGGTTTTGGTGGTGATCTTCAAAAATGGCACAAGTGTGGGGTCAATATAAACATGTGTGACCCAGAGCCATCGGCCCTAGTGGAGGCTAGGTCCCGTGCGAAAAATATGCACCTACGGGTGAACTTCTACGAGGGTGACATACACCAGTGCCCGAATAGAAAGTTCGATGTGGTGTGTTTCAACTTTTCTTTACACTACATCTATAAGACGAGGGACTTCTTCTTCAGTTCCCTACGGGAAATCAAGAAGCGTATAAAGCCGGGTGGAAAATTGATAGGTATCATCCCAGACTCTGAGAAGATTGTGTTTAGGACACCTTACCGGGATGGGGATGGAAATTACTTTCTAACACGTGGTGGGTATGGAGAATATGGTGAGAAGATGTTTGTACATCTGGTGGATACCCCATACTATGCGGATGGACCAAAGCCAGAGCCTATATGCTACAAGGACCGCCTTGTGACGAGTTTAGAGGAGATGGGATTTAGACTAGAACTTTGGGAGGGTCTCACAGGAAACCCAATCTCAGAGTTCTATAGTAAATTTATCTTTGTATATAAGAGATGATAGCGTTTATCGTATTGATACTCATCAACTTCCTGATACTCCAGAAGACCCGTGAACCCCATGAGTTTAAGGAGGTCAAGGAGAAGTATCGTATTCTCAGGGAGCACCTCGACGACACCAATAATGAAAAGTTCCACATGTTGGTGCGTCACGTACCGGTTACGGGTTTTACACGTATGAAGGATACGGTGGGCTACAATACAAACAAGGGTGGTGAGATTGTGGTGTGCCTCAAGGGAAATTCCAATGAGATTTTCCATGTACTCATCCATGAGTTGGCTCACTGTACGGTCAAGGAATATTCCCACTCCCCAGAATTTTGGAAGAACTACACGGAACTTAGGGACATGTGTGTGGAGTTGGGTATATACGAAAAGATACCAGAGAAGACAAAGTTCTGTGGTCAGCACATTCAGGATAAATAATCTTGGGATACATTAAATGAAAACACCTGTGAGTGTTTTAATTTCAGTCATAGCATATTGGTTGGCTATATTTGGTGTGATGTTGGTACCAACATTCACTAATATCTATTGGTTCAACCTTATCTGGTTAACTATGGTTATACCAAATGTTCTCCGTCTCATCGTGAACACGATTCCCCGCCTCGCGGTTGACCGTATCTTCTTCTTCGCGACAACTATGTTGTCTATGATATCCATGTATTTCATTAACCGGATTTGGGACAAGTCCAAGTCGGCTGTGGAATCTACCCAAGATGACAGGAAAAAGAAGCAGATTTTAACCTTCTTGTTGATGTCGACTTTCGCCGGTGGAGCTCTTATAACATATTTCGCGGGTATTGATAATTCCATCTACAGTAACCTGGGATGGGAACGTTAAGGCTTAACTATGTAATCCTTCACAAAGTAAAAAACGACGGCCGCCACCACACCAGTGGAGGCGAGACCAACCATACTTCTACCCCCTTGTTCGTTAAGGAACTTGGGGATAGAGGTCGCCAATTTGTCTTGGACTGGTTTGCTGATAGCGAGGGCGGTGCACGCTGCGACGATGGCTGCGGTCATTTGATCATCGGTGAGATTGAGGGGATTCTTGCTTTCCACCTTGGTCTCTGCAGGTGGAGCATAGCTTCCCTGTGGTTGGGGGGCTGTCATTTGGGGCATCATACCCTGCATTCGGGGTTCGTCGGTCATCATTGGGGGTTCCATCATGATGTCGTTGATTGGTGTAGAATCCATCGTCTCTTTATTTCCCTGGATATTATTTTCAGGGTGATTGTTCACGAATGTTGTAGTTGGGTTGGTGTTCAGGGGTACCATACCATCGCCATTATCAGACAAATTCAATGTATTCACTTGGGGAGAAGCCATTTAACTATACTCTATGTTTTTTGAGAAAAATGAAAACGCAATTATTTCCTCTTCGTGATCGTTAGGGCTGTCTTCTTAGTGGCCTTTTTGGCGTCCTCCTCCTTCTGCTCAAGGTGCCGGGGGTTATACATCTTCTTGTGGAGTCTCCAGAGCTCCGGTCCCCCAACCCTGAAGTTCTTCCTGAGGGTTGCCTTGTACCAGAATACACAATCCTGAATCCTGTTAGATTTCACAGTATTATCTAACACGAGACATTCATAGTTTTCTGTGCACGCATCCATCACCTTACAAAACATATCGAAGGAGGGGAAGATACCAAAGAAGGATTTGTACAATTTTTCTCTATTTTGAATAATGTTCTCCCTGAGGATGAAGACATAGTCTACATTGGCGCGAAGTGCTGGTGGGAGGTCCATCACGTACTGCATCGTCAACATGAAGAAGATCTTCCAGTGCCTTCCATTCATGAAGCACTGGCGGATACAGGTATCCTTCAAAAACTTTGAATCGTACATACAGTCATCTAGGAGCATGAAGGCTCCGCAGTTTTGTTTACCAGCACCCACCAATTTTCTCTGCCTCGCCATGACCCTCTCTATAGCATCTCTATCATAATCACCGTACACGAAGAGATCTGGAATGAATTCGGAGTAAAAGTGGTTACCCTCCTCCGTCCCCGAGAGGACAATCCCCGCTGGAAGGTGTTTTTTATGGTACATGATATCTTTTACTAAGGTTGATTTACCTGTATTCCGCTTACCTATGAACACACAAACCCGATCGTCAGATATACTTTCAGGTTTGAATTTCTTCAATTGAAGGTTCATTCTAATGTAGTGTCTCGTTTTATTTCACAAAATTTTACTCATATAGAGTAGGAATGTCTGGTCGACTGAGACTTGCCGCCACTGGAGTCCAGGACCAATGGCTCACAGGTGAACCACAATTTTCATACTTCCTGATGAATTTCAAGAGGCACACTAAGTTTTCGATTGACATTTTAGAAAACCAATTCGATGGCGATATTCAATTTGGAAGTACTGTGGAGTGTAGAATACCCGTGGATAAGGGGGATCTCATTCGCAATATGACCCTAAAGATAAACCTGACTGATCCAGTTCCTGATATTCCCGGACTCAACGATACAGTTTGGTGTCCATCTGTGATTACACATCTCATTGAATATGCGGAACTCTTGATTGGGGGTCAGCCAATTGAGAGACTTACGGGTGAATATATATACATACACCAACAACTCAATAATACCAGTGATGATATCGCTCAGACTCTATATTTTCTAAATGGTCATGGAAACATATTGAGTTACCAAGGGGGGTACACCTACTTTTTGGATCTCCCATTTTACTTTTACAGAAATCCAACCCTGGCTATACCTGCATGTGCTCTAACTAAACAGATTGTTGAGGTGAGAATCAAAATACGCTCGATTGGGGAAATGATTTACGGTGGTAAAGGATTGTATGGACCATCATACGACGATGACATATCGGGTCAGATTACGAAGATGTCTATAGACACTGATTATGTATATCTATCTGAGGAAGAGCGAGGATTTCTCATGTCGAGACCAATTGATTATGTTATTACCCAACTTCAGTTATCTCAATTTAAAATGAAACTTGGGGATAATAAAAAGTCTGTGATGTTAAACTTTCAACACCCGGTCAAGGAATTATACTTTGTTTCACAATCGGAAGAATCTGTTCAAAATAATTACCCAAATGAATACAACACCATAACAAATGTGAAACTTCAATTCAACAATGAAACAGTTTTTAATAGGAATACAAAGTTTTTGGGTTATGAGCAACCCCTAAAGCATCACCTTAACTCCCCACAGATAGATATAATTGCCCTGAGTTCCCCCTTTAGTAACAGTGTGTACCACTTTGGACCAGCTTCATTTGGAATGTATTCATTTTCACTTAAACCGGAGGTACACTATCCAACTGGGCAGGTCAACATGAGTCGTATTACCCACAAGATGTTGACAATGGAAATAGATCCCATAAATACTATAGATGACAATAATACCCGTATATATGCAGTTAATTACAATGTTCTGAGGTTTGAAAGTGGTTTAGCTGGATTAAAATTTTAGGTAGATATAGTAGTAATGGCTGGTCGTGTCCAACTTTTGGCTTCTGGACCCCAAGAGCAGTTCTTCACAGACAATCCAGACTACAGTCATTTTTTGGAAAGTTTCAAGAAGCATTCAAACTTTTCCCAACAGTACGTGGATTTAGATCCAGAGAATCAGGTTGATTTTGGTAAGACTGTGAGGTTCAAAATTTCTCAAAACCAAGGTGACCTGTTGAAGACGGTGAGTTTGAAATGTAAACTCCCAAACCTCGACAACATTATGAGATACATCGAATCTGTCGGTCACGCTCTCATCGAGTACGTAGACCTCATCATAGGTGGGAAAATTGTTCAACGTCTCACGAGTGATTATCTTCAAATTTATTCGGAGCACTACGTCACCCAAACGAAGCAGGACGCATTGGAACAATTGATTGGTAAATACCCACTAAGGACTTCTTCGGTCGCCGTATCCAATCCGGGGATCATCACCCATAACGGACTTGGTAGCAAAGTTGAGGACTTTTTCATCGACATACCCTTTTACTTTTACAAACACCCAGAACTTGCTGTACCCCTGTGTGCAATCACCAAACAGGAGGTTGAGGTGGAATTCAAATTGAGGAATGTCCAAGATTTGGTGGTAAGGGGGGGTACTGGGAACTATCAAACTTTACAGGAGGACGTTAAAATCCTAGAATTTCAATTATGTGCAGAGGTTGTTCACCTGGATTGTGTAGAAAGGTTTAAAATTCAGGGAACGAGGAGGGACTATCTCATCACCCAAATTCAACAAGATATATTTGATATGGGGGTGGGTGTAAATACGAGTAGGTTCAAGTTGGATTTTGTAAATCCAGTGAAGGAGTTGTATTTTGTGATCCAACGTCGGGGCACCAGGGGTGACGGTGTGAGTGCTGGTAATTTTGTGACACCTTTCGACTATGACAACACCTCTGCTGTACAGGATGGTAAGTATATACTGTATGAAAACTTGGATTACCTGACACTCAGTTTGGATGGTCAGGACGTCATTACCAAGGACACCGGGAATGTGATTTTCCTAAAGGCTATCCAGGCTGCTATCCACCATTCGAAGACCCAACTTATCAGGCGATTCTATTCCTACAGTTTCGCACTTCAGCCAGAAGAATGGTATCCAACTGGGCAGATTAATTTCAGTCTCGTAAAGGAACAAATTGTAAACCTAAGTCTGACATCGTGCCCCGATTTTAGCAGACAATTTCGTGTCTACGCCGAGAGCTATAACGTTCTTAGAGTACACGAGGGAATTGCACAAACTCTTTTTGATACTAAACATTAAAGATGAACATGCAAACTGGATTCGGTGATGCTGGGGACACCCAAGCCACCAATTACATGAACACTATGATTGACATCATGATGCCCGTTATGGAGAACAGTATGATTTTGGCTGCTGAATATTGTAAGGCTTGTGGAAGAGACGTAATTCTTCCAGAAGACATGGAATATGCATCCAAATACTGTGCTATGCATACAGTGGGTCAGACGATTGGCTCCATCTTCCCAGAGGTGTACGACGAGGAGGAATCGGATGATGAGGACGAGATTGAAGAAGTTGCAGACGAAGAATGCCCCACCTTTGTTAGGTACTCGGGGGGTGACCCCAAATTTATCCAGATGAATGAAGCCTATGACCGTTGGCACAGTTGGGAACCCCAGAGTCCGGCAGAACAGATGTTAAAAAATGCTCTTAATAGTAATGAGCACATGGGAGCCTGATTCTTGGACATTTTTGGGTGACAAACTACAATCTTGTGATCTGGAGACGAGCTCTAGTGAATCTTCGGATGATGAACCGATGTTCACAAAAACAAAAACACTCAGGAAAACGAAGTACAAAAAATTGGAAAAGGAGGACTTACTTCCAGAATAATTTTCCCTAACTATAGTATAAAACTTACACAATGGCTGGCGTTATCGATACCGCTATGGACACTGTCACCCTCGTCGCGGCTGAGCTTGAGACTCAGTCCCTCAACTCCGTGGTCGCGGGTTTCTCCTTCGCCGCGGCGATGTCCTGGATGGACTTCGTTCGGTGGGTCATTACCCAGGTCGTGAAGGTCCCCAAGAACGGTGGTTCCCAGTACGCCCTCACCGCCCTCTTCACCACTCTCCTTTCGGTGATTGTTTACAAGGTTGTCTCGATGGTTTCGACCCGTGTCTCGAAGCCAGCGCAGCCAGTCTTCGCGGTCACCCGCTAATTGGGCTTTCGTTTCATCAGGGTAAGTACGAGGGTACCTACCAAGACGATAATCAGAATATAAATATACTCTTTCCATTCATAAGCAGTCTCAAATGTGGGAACGCTTATGTGTGTTTCCACCTCAGGTACAGGCACTTTCGCCGTACCTTCTAACTTGTCAGTAGAACATGTAATGTTAAATTTCATAATATGATCTTGATTCCTAAAATCGTAGGGAATGAGACGTCCGTGACTCATGTAGAAAAACTCAACTTTGATATCTCGAACAATCTTTTGTGCTCCAGTGTGAAACCTGTGTACGATAGAGTCATCACCACCATTGATATTTATAAAATCCGAACCACCTAGGAGTATATGTCCAGTGTAGAATGGAGTTGAAGAGTAAACAGTTTTAGTGAATTCATCTGAACCCGATGTGAGTTTCAGAATGATAGAGTTTGGTCCACTGATGTTTACAGCACCAGTGGTGAGAGATGCACCGATACTGGAGTGATTATTAGAACTCAGGCCCAACACCTGGTGGGGTGTTGTCGTGGGAGACGTGTTACTAGAATATCCATTTATTCCATCATAAAATTCAAATGTAAAAGTGTTGGATGTCCCTACATTTGAAAAGGTAAGGGCATTTGTATCTGTGTCGAATACAACACTACTTATATTGGAGTCTGGTGGTGCGAGGAGTGTTTCAAGATCTGATGCCAATTCGGTGCCGTTTGTGTAATTGGTTTCCCCCAATGAAAAAACATTTCCATTTACACCGAAGGTTTTGTTTGTACCACACGTTATCAATTGGGGGGTGGCGATGCGCGCAGATACGAGGGAAATCTCAGAAACATCGTATATAGGGTTTTTGAGATGAATCACGTAGCTATTGGCATTCGGGTACACACTTGTATCTCTCTCACTACTATCTATATCTAAGGTATGGACCTTCATTAAAATATAGGGATAATATTTTAATGAATGTTTTTTTCAGTAATGATTTAGACTAATGGGAAAGAGAATGAGCGAGGGGGTTGTTCTGGAGCTGCCTCTTCGCAATGTCTAGGGATGCCGTGTTGGGGTTCGCGTTACCCTTGTACGAGTTGAACTGATGGAAGGGCTTCTGCTGGTATGTTTGGGTCCACCCACCATTCGCAGCGTTCATACGACCATCCACCCGAGATGTATCACTGCGAACCGCTGTGAGACGTCCACCCTGCTTGAGAGCACTCTCACGGACGTTCATGCGACCGGCGTTACCCATACGGTTGGCCTTACCGCGTCGGTCTTCTGGGCGGAAGCCATACTTCATGAGTTCCTCGTTTGATCGCGCCGACGCAACCTTAGCCGCAGCTGTGTTGGTGTAAGCACCTCTAAAGTTGGAAATACCCGGGGCTGGTTGATTGTTGTACATATACTGTTCATCGTTGCGGTCACCCCTGAAGCGGGTTGGGTCCTGGGACATAGTTTGGGCGGAGACGAAGCGTTTAGCACCATTGAATCCTAGTCCATCTGTACGGAGACCAGTCTCGGAACGGTTTGTGGTTCTCTTGGTCTTTTCATGTTCGTTTCTTGGAACGACACCCGACATACCTTGGGCACGTCCGGGCATCGTGGGTAAACGGCTTGGAAGGTGAGCGGTGGTCTCTGGTTTGTTGTGAGTCAGCTGACCAACGACCGCCGAGCGTCCACCAGTGGTATCCGCGGCTGGACCCGCACGACCGGGTAAAGTTGTAAGTCTGTACTCACCCACATTTACAGGGTTCACCCTGAACATTTGTTGGTATCCACCTGTCGCTGGGACATTTGCGTCAACACCTAGACCGGGACCAACAAGTTGCTTCTCCACGGGGGAAAGGTTGTTCATTCGCCCTTGGTCATACATACGATTCCTCATGTTGAGGATTTCCTGACCACCAGTCCGTTGTTGCATTGATATATCTGCGAACGAGTCCATTTCCCTCTTATGGGGAATACCTGTTCGGGTCAAAAAATCATTCTCTTTAAATTCTACATTTATTTCTGGTTCAGGGACAAATTCGGTTTCGGCCTTCGCCTGTGGGGCTTCAGACTTGGGACTTTTACTCAGGTTCCTACCAGCATACACAAGACCTGCTACAGCCAAGAGCGATATGGGATCAGCCATTCTTACTTCTTGTTAATATTTTTATTAACGTACCTTTGCTGAAAGAGACCATTTTGGACATCGGCTCGGGTACTCGATGGTTCGTAACTCATTGTTCGGAGTGGCACCTTACACTCCGTGTTGTTCAGTGGAAAGAGGTTACGTTCATAAGTTTGAACAATAGTTTTATTAAAACGGGAGGTGCTTTGGGGACGAAGTTGATCACTCGTATCTATGTACTGCGCTGGAGAACCCTTACCCGCCCTGTATGGAGCGGTACCATACAACATCGTATTGGGTCGACCCCCATCACCATTGAGGGTGCTGGGCTGAGGATACACAAAAACCTCGTCAGTCGCCTTCACTGGGGCGATGGCACCGGTATTTTGAACTATGGAAAGACCAGGTTGGAGCTGATACGCCATTTATTATTACACAAGAATATTAATCTAACTAGTAGGTTCCACCCCTGGGACCCCTGATGTCCCCATCATGACCAATTCCCGCGAACGCCTCCAACTGGACCCCCCTCGCATTGGGGTCACAGAAACGGGTATTACTTTTACACATGGGTCCATTTTTTGGACCATATAGCCACTCTGCAAACGCAGTCTGGTCTCCGGGTATCTTAGTCACTGGATTCGAAACAAATTGACGAGCGAGACCGTTACGCTGATATTTGGGTAAAGAAGATCTAGAACGCCCGGAATCGTAGGAAACCGCCGCCCCCGCATTAGGTTTCACTGTTGCGTAGTAGCATGCCTCTAAACGATTTGGTGCATCCGTGTAATCCGAAATGAGAACGTTTCCCATCGGGTTATCTTGGGTGGGCCTTTGACACCTTTGACCACACACAGTCTTCATTCCGTACCCCTCCTTGACCATCTTCGACCTGTACAGAACATACACTACCGACAGTACCGTCGCCCCTAGGACAAATACCCTTGGGTCACGACGGGTGAGGTAGAGAATACAGGTTGTATAAATCACAAAACGAGAGGTGGCGTTTACTCTATCTTCTGGGGTTTGTTCACCTGTTGGCCAAAATTCAGAAACCTTCTCGACATTCAAAAGTTCTTGGGGTTCGTCAAACCAAGCCTTCATTTAGTATAGGCGAAGGTTTATTTTTTTGGGAGACCACCAAGCATTCCACCCATCATTTTCATCAACGCATCCTGGTCAATACCACCATCTCCATCCTGCATCTTATCGGCACATTCCTT